CAATAGGAAAGTCGGCATCATCTAGTCCAGCCTGTCTAACAAGTTCTCGAATTCGTTCGTTCATTCTTCAACTCCGAAATGTTCTTGTAAATCTCGTCTAATAAACTTCACGGCATTGTCCCATATTTCATTACTACCACCTCGTTCAGCATCGTGTACAATGCCTAAACATTCTCTCACAATCAACTGGGCGAAGTATTCGTGGTCAAAATTCATATAAGCATCACACAAACCAGCCTGTTCAGCAAGTTGTTTAATTCGTTCGTTCATATTAACTTAAAACGACCACTTTACGTGCATCGCCTACATCATCACTATATTCATCAATCAGTTTATACATTCGATGGTAATCAGAATACTTAATATAACCATCATAGACTTCATCTACTGAAGGTGATACTTTTGTCCGCCAATGATCACCGTAATTGTATGAAAAATGCACTTCTGCTTCTTCATTCATGTCCTGTAGTAATTCAATTAATTCTGATACTTTCATTTTCATTCCTTAAAACTTTGCAAGTATGTTTTGAGCTTGAGAAACATCTTCAATATCATCTATATCGGCCAACATCAACATTTCTTCCAACAATTCTACTTCTAATTGTTTGGATTCGGAAAGTTCCGATTTCCATTTCAAATAATCATCATAACCATCGATACTCCACATTGTATCGAGCAATTTAGTTTGTGCTTTGGTCAAACCATCTATTGTAATCATATCCAATTCCTTAACAAATTAATGACGACCATAAATTCCCCATTTTCTAATACATAGGGTAACAATGAATCCTAAAACAAATTCAAAAACAAAAATTCCAACAATTATCCAAAAAACAATCATTTACTTAAAATGTAAAGACTGACTGATTTACTCACCATCATAGTATCGGTAATCTTCCGGTTCATACGGCTCTTCTACATCATCAAACAGAACGTTATTAACAGTATCTAATGGCAAACCCAGCATAGTAGCAATACTGGTAGGTTTGTATCCCTGATTAGACAATTCACAAATTTCCATATGCAATTCAGACATTCTACTCATAATTACCACCAAGAATAATAATAAACACAATCACCCATTTCAATAGCTTCTCTTGCTTTTGAAATAAATTCCAAATCTGATTCGATAGATTCTTCATCTGGTACATTAACACCAAAAAAGAAACCTTTTGTTTCGGGTAAAGAATTGGTCGTCACATCTAACTCTAGAGCATCCAAATCTCTACTGGTAAGTTTTAGTGCCTCACAATTAAAAGATTCTTTACTGCCGCCTTTTGAACGATACAAACGTTCCATCCAACCATGCAGATCGTGGTGCTTTCGCCAATAGAACAATTCTTCTTTTTGAATCATGAAACCATCTGTGCCTAAAGCAATTTTAAAATCATCAATTGCATTTTCTTTTGCAACTGAAAAAGCATACATATCTAAACCCATATTTTTTTCTCCTTAAGCCGCCTTTAACAATTCTGTAAAATACTTCCTGCCATGTGTCTTATTATCACCTTTACTGAAGGTTTTGAAAATATGACAATTGGCACACAATGTTTGCAAGTTCTTTGACCTATCATCGGTTGGATTTCCATTTTTATGGTCAACCTGCAATTGGCCAGAGAATCTTATTTTGTAATTGCACTTGAATCCGAATCTGCCGTCCCTATTCTCACAATAATCTTTGCGGTATTTTCTGTATGGGTGCATTGCATTTACCCATTCCGCTTTTGTTTGTCCTTTTTTAGTCGCTTGTCTTTCAATATGGCAACTCCCACAAAATCTCCGGTATATTGGACTACCGTCAACACGGTATTTTCCCATAAATTGGCATTCGTTTTTGCATCTTGGTGTGATACAAATTGGACGAACGCCAAAGTCATGTTTAATAACTTTCATTGTGTATACCATTAACATCAACAACCAAATCAGACATTCTAGACATTAATCAATTCCCCTATTCCAATCCAATGCTTCAAGCGCATCAATAATACAAGAGTCTGCCATACTCATTTGGCTGGCAACTTCGGAATTTGTTCTAATTGTCTTACCTTCAAAACCATTAGACGTTGTTGTGCGTACCAAGGTCATTGGTGTATCCGCCCAATGATATACGTCCGACAATAGGCGTTGGGCCTGTTCCAATTTACTAATCAACTCTGCATTAGTCATAATTTCTCCTATTAACCGCAGATGGCATATTCTGCCAAGTTTTTCCAAGCACCGTTAGGATTGGATTTACGAATCTTGGTAACTTGAATCAAGGTACGCAAGGACAATTCTTTTACATCATCTTTGAGCTCTGAAATCAAATCAAGAGCATCACGTTTGTGTTGCATATCATACTCAGGCATAAATGAACCTTCAGACAACAAGAAACTCATGCGCTCGATTTTCTGTTCTGCTGTCATTGACAAGTCAACAGCCAAAGAGCGAGTAATGATTGCTTGATCTAAACTGGAAGAACTCATGTTAGAGATAAACACAACACGACCTTTGAACTCAAAAGATGTAGGCAAATCTTCATCTTTGATATCTGCACGCCAGCTGATCACACGCTTAGAATAAGAATCGAGAGCACCTTTCAACAAGTTTAAGCTGACAGGATCACGCAAAACGGAATCACAATCATCAAAAACAATGGTAGAATTACGATTCTCATACAAGGTGCGGTACAGACCTTTAGGTGTAGAATAGCCTTTGATTACAACAAACGCACTTTTTGGTACACCAGCACCAACATCAAACTCATCAAGCACGGACATATCACGCAAACCAGCTTTAGTCAATGATGCCGTGACGGTGTGGGACTTGCCAAGACCGCCTGGACCAGTCACAACAACGGACGGTTGGTCGCCTTTGGCAAGCATGGTGATCATATCTGACAGGAAACCAAAGCGTTGGTTGATGGTGAATTTGGATTCTTTGACAGGTGCAGACTTAGACTCTGGTGCCATGCCAGCTTTACGCAATACGTATTCCATGTGTTCCAGTTTTGTACGTTTTACAACTTTTCCGTTGATAACGGCCGTATATTTTCCGTTGACCAGTTTAATGTTAGGGTTCAAATTAGACATAGATTTTCTCTTGATTAAAATGGTTATTATACACTTCCAGGACGGTCCGTCAAGCAAAAGATGGTGGTTTGTTGTACAGGAACAACGTTGTTTTTATACAACAGTCCTAGACTTCCTTGATTGTGACAGTTTTGTGAAGTATGGATTGGACGTGCTCCACGACTTCATCCGTGAAACCGCCTATGTGCCAGTCATACTCGCCTAGGGGCGTTCCTCCAGTCTTCCAGTCATAGATGGACGCTACGGAACCGTCTCCAAATTCGATACACCATTCACAGGTCACTTTCCCATCGATATCGGCATTGGGGCCGTAAAGCGGTAAACCAAACTTTTCGACTAAATCGTTATAATTGGTAATAACGTAGCCTTGGTAGGAACTAAAATTTAACTTTTCGGTGTTTTTTAAGATTTCGAAATTCACTTGTACATTCTTTCGATTAACTTTTTGCAATAATCCAAATCCGTGCCTTCGACTTTTAGGCAAGTTTTGATGTTATTGGTTGTTTTCCAATCATTGAGCAAACTTGAAAAAATGTAAGCAACAATTAGTCCTGACAAAAACGCAATAGTACAGGACAGAATATATGATTTTTTAATATCCATTTTTAATTTAAACTTTCTTTAAAGAATAGGTCGAACACTAGGGAACTTTTTTGATAACCATTTAAGTACGCCGTCTTTGGTATCACGGGCACAAGGTTGTTTGCCGTCAATGACTACAACCCACTTTTTACGATCTTCACGGAAGAATACAGAACCATCGACCAATAGGTTTTTGGTTGGTTCTACAGTTTTTGGTGACCGAGCCAACCGAGCCAATTTAGTTTTTGTTGTCACGGCTTCTGGTTGTTCAACCGGTGGTTTGGACGGTTTTGCAGGACCGACCCAAGGCAACACACCGAGCGTGGTATTGGTTTTGTTTTGTAGTGCCGTGTCGTAATCATAAGAACAAAGTCCCCAGGTGTCCGTTTCTGCATTATAGAAACGAAAAGGTGTGCCTAGTTTCTCGGAAGTACGGTCGACCAGATAAACGCCAGAGCGATTAGGTTTGTGATTGTTTACTATCATTTTCTCATTCCAAAGATTCTGCAAATTTCATCGGCAGCATAATGTGCATCGAGCCCTTGGTCACCGATTTTCTCACATATATCCAAACACTCATATGTAATTGAATCGGCAAATACTTCAGCACACATACGATTCAATTCTAATTGACTTTTCGTACCATCATCTTGGTCTGCAACATATTCTACAGCCGAATCGTATAGTTTTTTCAAAAATTCGTTCATTGTGTATCAATCACAAATATTCACGGAACAAGACAAAATCAACTGCTTTTTGGCAACATCGATATGGGAGACATAATCACCAGCCGACCAACGCAATTGGCCGTAACCAGATTCCGGCTTCTGCCGTGCCTTTGACTTGAAAAAAGCATTCTTAATTGCCTCACAAACTTCATGTGTCAATTCACCATCATAGGCAATATCGATAGAATCCTGCCATGAATCAGAATATGATTCCTGCCTATAAGAACCTTCAACGGTTTTACGTGTATTCACCAAAATTTTACCACCAAACATCATGTACTCCAATCAAATAAAACAAAATTATACAACAAATCCTAGGAATAGTCAACCAATACCTGACCGGATTGGTCAACTACTCAAAACAAAACTCTCTCACCCATTCAAACCGAGTATCCGCAGGTAACCATTTAAATTCACTTTTCATCCGTTCAGGCTGATGAAAGTCCATACAGATCATAACCCAACCAAAACGATTCGAAAAAGGTACATTACCAGCAGTCTTTACAATCTCAACTATCCTATTATTAACCTTAGCAATTACAGTCATAATATAATACCTCCACGAATATATTGAATATACTATCTCCACAAATATACTGAAACACACTTAAATCTCACGGATGAAACCCGAATTTAGTTAAATGTGCTTCAGTATATAATCAGTTACCTCATCAAGTGTCAAAAAGTGTCAAAAAGTGCAAAAAAGTGTCGCAAACCTGTCGCAATCTGGTGCTGCTTAGCGGCTCTTAGTTTGCGGATGCGATCCAGAAACGTTTTCCTACCTTCTCCTAGTCATTCCAGAGCAACCTCAAAGCTATATCCGATAAACTGAGAAGTGTGTCGCATCCTGTTTTAAGCACGTTGATTGCTTTGAGAGACCTGAGCGACTTCTAGCGGACGGCACATTGAATCTTGGACCTCTGTACCTTATCTTAACGACACCTCTCACTCCTATCCATTTCTTAAAGCATTCTAACTCGCTTATTGGTATTCTAGTAAAGATAGCTGTTGCACCTCTCTTAGAATACTTACTGAAACTATCATTGAATACTATCAAATTTCTACCTCACGTTTTTCTTCCATCATCTCACCTAGAATAAACTTGGCGACATTCAGATTTTTACGGATCATTTCACGATTATCACCTAATTCCATCAGGTGTTGACAATCTGACAAAATACTCATCACGACCATTTCGAGGCCTGAGAATTTTGCGGTGATACTTTGCATATATTCTTCACGTATTTCCTGTTCGGTCATACCATAACAACGTTTTTCAAATTCAGTCATATTTACCTTTCACAATTTAAACTACCATTCTAAAGGAGACTCGACAAAATGGCAAGCAACCTTTAGAATGATGTTGTTTTTTCGCAACATCAACTTAATATTATGTGACCATCAGAAAAGCAATCACAGCAATACAAAGCAACATTTTAGATAGTATATCCATCTTAAGCAACCTTTAATATAATATTAGGATATTTCACAAAGCCAGTGGTATCTTTTTTAGCTTTACCTTTAGCATACAACCCGACAACTACACCTTTTGGATCCAAGAATCGCAAATCTGATTCGTCACCATTAAACACAGGACGACCGAGATAATATTCTGGCATCGGTTCAGTTTTCTTTATACCAAAAACAACGGCAACATTATAACCTTGGCTAATAGCACGATAAACATCAAGCTCATTACCATCAGCAGCGGAAAAAGTAAGTGAATAATTATCAATACTAGCAACACGGCGACCAAGAATTTTAGTATAGTCATAAAATTGTACCTCAGAGAAAGCTTCGAAAATGTTGGAGAATTCCTGACCGTTGCGAATCACGGAATACTTTTCCCATGACAAATCGCTAGTACCGTTCAGGCGAAAAACTGGCGTAAGACCTAACCTCTTGCTTTGCTTAATACCTAACTCAATATCAGCAACTAGCAACCTCATGAATTCGGCACGATTTTCGAAAAACATTTTGGTTTTACGCTTACGTGCTTCTTGAATTACATTGGTAACCTCACCACGCTTAAACATTCCACCTCGACCAGCTAAATTCAAGCAAGCATCGGTGCAACCTTTGGTGCGTTTTGGGCAAACCTCGTAACCTGAAATATTAGCAGGTGCCAAGTGTAGAATATAAGTGTTGTAACCTTGTGAAAGGCCTTTGAGCACTTTCGGGTTACCTGTAGATAGCAATTTCATATATTAATTAACCTGCAACAATAAAACCAAACAAACTGAAACCTGTAGCTACTGTAGCTACGACAGCTAACGGCAATGAAACCAGAACCGTAGCTACAACCATTGCAGCTGATATAATCGTCAAGGTAGCAAATGCTTGAATCATACTACACTCCTAAAAACAAAAATATCCAAAACAATCACAACCAGAGCTATAGCGTACACTATAGGAAAAACAATACTCTCAAATTTACTTAACATTCTATATCCTTTCATTTCAACCATTATCTCAAAACCAACCAAAATGGCAAGCTTTGAGATAATAGCTGACCGTGGAGGTCAACTATTATTAATTAAGCGCTCTTACGCTTTGCAACCAGTGCTGCAGCGATATCGTTAGCAGCACGAGCTTCGGACTGGAATTTGGTCACGGTGACTGGACCAGGTTTACGTGCAGCTTTAGTAGCTTTAGCACCTACTGGAGCACTTTGCTTATCCAGCAGCTTTTGCAAGCGAGCCTGAGCTTTAGCAATAGCAGCAGCACGCTTCTCGGCAAGAGCATCGGCTTTAGCATTAGCAGCAGCAACCTTAGCAATTTTAGTAGCTGTACGGTGAGCAGCACGAAGCTCACGGTCAGCTTTAATAGAAGCACGTAAAGCAGCAAGTGCTTCACGCTTTTGGCTAAGAGTCAGTCCGTTAACGGAACCGCAGGGAAAGGTGTAATTGGTTGTCATATAATCTCCTATAAAATGACGTTTAAATTTCAAACAATGGTGCAAGGATACAGGAGCTGGTGGAAATGGCAAGCATTAAAATAATACTTGACCAATCCGGTCAGCTTTGTAAATTTTGCACCGTTTTTTGTTTTCATGTTGCCAATTATACACTTTTTGGCGAAAGTGGCAAGCGTTAGGTTTTGCGCCGGTAAGCTGTTGATTTTATTGGGGATAATGCTTGACCGGATTGGTCAAGTATTGCTGGGGAGCTGCTCTGAGGGATAGGGGAAATTTATGGGCCGAGCAGTCTATATTAAAAAAAACTATGGTGGCCCAAACTGATTAAGCGCAAAATTTATTTTTCCAGCCCCACCAGAGGATTTCGAATTTTTGCTTTTCGAGGTCCTAGATTTTTTTTCTGGACCGGTTTTAGTGAGAAAGACTTTTTCTGTATATGGAACGTATCCCAGTCTTTGATGGTACCAAAGATCGAATTCTGAAAGTAGAGAACCCGGCGATGAACATCTTCACTAGGCACGTAGAAGTCTGTGCGTGGATCCCAATACTCACGGGCAACAGGGTCGTAGTAGAGAACCCGTCCGTCCCGTCCGTTAAAATAGTGGAAAGGACCCTCAAGTCCTGCTCGTGGACCGTATTCCTGATTGTGTTTGAATATAACGTAGCTCATGTTATAACCTTAGAGAGTATCGTTCGAGTGCTGTGATATTCCATATACAGTACTATCTACAGTAATTACTTGGCGGTATTACTTTTAGTGGTCTTTGCAGGTTCCATAGTAGGTTCGATAGTCTTTTTGTATTCTTCTTCTGTGATAAACGTTGGATTGTAATTGCTATACATGAAGAACTTTACTGGTTGCCAGTAGTGTGCGAAGATGTTATTGATTGCAACGATACCCATTGCAATGATGATAAATCCTAACATGGTCAAAATTGAACCAGATAGAAAGTATGCTGCTGAGTCCATATCCATTATTTTAATTCCCATTTTTAATTTTAAACCCTAAGAGTTTGTATAACCACCTACGAATCAGGGGTGGCTTTCCTGAAATCACAATATTTGTACGGTCTAAGTTTAAGTTCAACTCTACCGTATTTGTGAGATTTGTGAAATTAGTTGTGTGTAAGGCATTAGGTGTGCCTGTTGTGTATGTTACCGATCCGATGGAACCGACACCATAATAATAAGTCTTAGGTTTCTCGCAAGGCGTGAAGTCTAAATCCAATTTAAATTGCTCGGTTAGAGGCCAAAAGAATTCTATTTCGATTTGCTTTGGATCAGCTCTTGATTGCTCTGGCCAAACCGGAAATATACTGGATTCGTTGAGTATGTTTGAAGTATTCATGGTGTGCTAGGAAGCGCCGGAAATCGCTGAAAACGCCTTAGCTTAACTGAGTAGAAAAGGAAGCTTTAGTTTTGTATTCGTTGATACGCATTTCGAGAACCGAGGCTGCGGTATTGAAATGACCGGTGCCTTCTGTTTCGGGTCTGTAGAACTCGGTAAGTAGTACGTTTCGTTCGTTCTCTAGTACTTCAATAATATTAGAGATTTGGTTTTGGTTGTTCATGATATTTGTCCTCATCAAGTAGTTTGTTCATAATATAGGTCATACGGGATTTCCATTGCTCGGCGTCCTCAAGATAGTCAAATCTTGGTGACAGCCTAATCGATTCATCAAGTTCGTCCACATAGTAATATGAACCTTTCTTTTCATCGATTATCAGCTTCATAGAACCCACACCCATTGATATCCATTATACACACGTTCTTTGCCTAGAGCAAGCATAAATTGGTGTACATAACCACCTTTACCGATATCACCAAAGTTGTCATCAACACAAATCATGGTGCCTTCTCGGAGAGATGGCATGATGGCAGTCAATTCTAGGATATGGTGTAGTGAAGAAGGATGTGGATCGTTCATATCAAAGTCATAAGAATCTAGATACAACAAATCAATCTTTCGTCCTGTTTCTGTCCATTCTTTGTTCTTCTGGTGTAGAAAGGCCACAGAATCGGAACAAACCAGGTTTGAATTGTCACAGTACTTCTTAGCAAATTCAATATTGTCCGGATTGATGTCAACGGACCAGAACTCACCTTTGATCTTTGAAAATTCATTAAAGATGAGTGATGACATACCATCACCTTCAAAGTTGTTCTCCATTCTAGCACAACCAGTTTCAACAATCAAAGGATTATCAATTTGACCGATATGTTGCAACATCATCAGAAATGATGGCGCTCTCTTGCCAAGTTTTGGCAACATTTCATTAATTTTGTCTATGTGTTCGTTCATTTTCATTTCTCAGCTAAATTAAAAACCATCGTAATTCTTCCTTCATTTTCGTTCATAGATTTCGGTACAACATGGGGTAACCAAGATTCCCAACATAGAAATAATCCTTTTCGAGGATGAATTGTTATGTCGTGTCTATTTTCCGAAGTATTATATGAAAGTTTAGGTAAGCTTACAAAATCTCTATGTGGTCTAGGATCTAAAAATAAAATAGGTGCTGAATTTTCGGGTACCTGTAAATATAAAATTCCGGATATAACAGATTTAGGATGAGTGTGTCTTGCATGACGATCACCTTTGAACATTTCGCTTACAAAAATCTGGCTAACAAACTCAAGATGATTTGGATCATATCCTGTAGCACGTAAAAATTGTTTACTTTTCTCGGTTATATAATCATTATAAGGCTGTATATCCGGATGTTTAGCCATCTTTAGTCCATGTTCATAAGTATTCTTGTAAGACCATCGATTACCAACATATTCTTTATCATCCAAATATTTTCGTGCAACCGGCAACATAGCCTCAGCCAAGGGTAAGTTTATTTCGGAAAATACTGCTGTAGGAAAATAATGGTTAATCATAGCTTTTCAAAATTCGTCATTTGGATATGGAATCTCCGGTCTGCTGGTTATGGTAAGTTGTCCTTCTGCACTTTTAAGTAAACAGGCTGGATAAGTTGAACACCTAGGAACAACAACTTCTTCACCTTCTTCTTTAAAGATGCTTGACCATGTTTTCAATTTCATCATTTTTTCGTCTTTGGCAGCCATCACAGCAGACTCACTAACGATACCAGATTCTATCAAAAGGTCAATCATACACATTAAGTCACCAACTTCTTCTTCTAGGCGTTCACGGTTCGTTTCACCTTTGTGTGAATCGTCCATGCCAAACCTAAAAACTTTACTGATGGCTTGTGTAACTTCTGCACATTCCTCTTGAGTAATCAAAAGGATTTCATTAATCTTCTTGTTCATTGTCTAAAAATTTAATAACGGGTAAATGATCACAAATCTTTTTCATTGCTTCGGTTCTCTTTTCTGAAATAACCGTACAATAGTAAATTCCATCTATAATGATAACTTTAAAAGGAAGTTCTCCTAAAGCAATACAACAAGATTCATCAACGACACATCTTATATTCCAAAATTTTAATTCACGACAACTTTTCATCAAGTTATCGAAAATCTTTTTGGGATCTAAAAATTCATCAAATGTATCAGACATTTTCCATCAGTAGAGTTGGACCAGAATCTTTGCCTTCGAAAATATATTTTTCTGCCAAGACTGCTGCTTCTTCATATACTGATACGGACTCTTTACGCAACACTTTTTTGTCCAAGTAATAATGTACTGTGTATATGTATTGTTCTCGCATGATATCGTAACCACGCATCACAACGGCTTCTTTATCGCCGTTCATAAATTTCGAAATTTCCATTTTATTCTCCGTTTATAAAACCAGAAATAAATTCTGTGGCTTCTTGTTCTGTTGCAAAAGTTTTGGTTGATAAAGCATTTCCTGGTAAATTGGGTGTGACTTTGATCTCACCATAATTTACTTTCCAAAAATTATCACCCTCAAAAAGAAAAGCTACGGTTTCTCCACCTTTACCAAAAAAAGTTGCAAGTTCTTTCATGCTATCATTCCTATAAATCTATTCAAAACTGTACGATTGGCCAAGCGACCCTCTGTATATTTACTGAAAGCGGACACAAGGCCTCTAGTCGTTGCGTTTTCTTTCACTTCAAATGTAACCTCATCTTCTGTATCTAGGCCTTCTGCACGGAGCAAATAGTATTCATCATATCCAGCAGAAGTAACTACCATACACTTTTCTTTTCGAAATGTTTGTTTTAACCTAGACACATCAAAAACGTTTGGAAAAAAGTGTCTAGATTCTCTACCAAATTCACGACCGGACATGATATAGAATCCAACAACATTACATCCTGTTCTGGCTTTTAACATTTTGATATAGTGCGATGTTAAAGGCCGTCCCGTATCATGTGTACAGAATTCTTGTTGCTTAGTTACAGGATCAACAATAACTAATTTTTTGGTACTTCTATAGTTACTTGTAACTTCCGAATATTCATCACCCCATACCGCCATCAACCGGCTTGGATTATTTGGATGTTTTACATAAACTTGTGACACCGAATGGCCATCACCATCAGTTAAGAAAACTGTGTTTACAATCTGCAATTTGTATTGTTTCTGAAAAGCAGGAACAACCTTCAAAGCGGCAATGATTGCTTCGGTCAATGGAGTTCCACCCAAATTTAACCAAAATGGTCTGTAACCTCCGTGAGATATAAACATCCGAACCAATGCTGAACCAGCATAAGTGAATTCTGAAGCACTCATTTTACTTGAAAAAAGATTCATCAAATTAAAAGGACAAACTTGTAAGTCACCAACAACTTCATTTGGTCGGTACACATCGTCATAGTCTGAACTAAAAGCATATACTTCGAAAGGAATATTTACTTTCTTACAGAACATAACCAAATTGATTAATTGTTTAATTGTGTTTCCCATATGGTCGTGCATGGAACCAGACCAATCAAGGAACATAATCAATCCGTGTGATTTACCATCAGGAACAATCGTCATCTTTTTAAAGATATCTTCAGCAAATTTATATGAATAGATTTTATTCATGTTCAACTCACCGGTTTTGGATTCTGAAGCACGTTTTAGTTGTTCGGCATTTTTACGTAATTCAAATTCTTTGGCCAAATAACCAACAACTTTTTTTGCATCATTACGAATTTTTAAAAATTCTTTTGTATCTATGCCTTTGTGGTCAAGTTCTTGTCCTTCAACCCACAAACGATATTTTTTCCAAATAGTTTTATGATTAATGATCAATTTATCCAGATCCATATCTGGAATATTTCCGTAATAATAATTTACAGGATCGCTAGCAAATAATTTGGTTTCGTTTTTACGATAAGCTTCATCAGTATGTGATACATAATCATCGTTTTGAGATTTTTCCTGATCTTTCTGTTTAGATTCTTTAGCCTCATCTGGATGATTGCTATCATCTTCGGTTTCATCCATTTCGTCTAAATCATCAAACATATCAGTATCGGAATCCTGTGGTGACCAGTCATCATCACCATCATCGATTTCATCATAATCTTCATCTGGATCATTAGAAGTGTTTTTCTTTTTTTCTTCTTTTTCTTTCTTCATGTAGTCCATGATTTCTTTAGCCAAATCGATCACATCATCATATGTTTCTGTTGACTCGATTTTTTCAAGAAGAACTTTTTCTTCTTCGTTGAATTTAATACCTTGTGCAGCACCACCTTTAGTGTAGAGGTTTATGCGGTCAAGGAAATTCAGATCATTTAAGTCGATATCTTTTGTACCAAAGAAATCTTTTTCAATCAATTCACGATAACCTTTGACAAACGATAGTCGGAGTCCAGGATATTTGTTTTTGATTTTTCTTTCAATACGAACATCTTCTAGAACGTTCATAATTGACATTGGGATTTTCATTTCCCAAGCCTTTTTCATGCCTTCGGCAGGAGTTTCTAGGGCGTGGCCAACTTCGTGACCCATAAACAGGTCGTACAAATAACCTGAAATATTTTTATCTAAGATCGGAACAGTCAAAACACGCTTTACAACATCAAATGAAGCTGTATTTACTTTTCTTTGTTCTACAACCAGATTTTCGGTTGCCATTAATTTTGCAAGAAGCGATTTAGATTGAATAATTTCCATGTTTTCTCCGAGGTAATACAAGTATTATCTCATAGTTCCAGATCAAGGTCAAGTGTTTTTTTAAGGCTGTTGTTTTTCTACAACATCCAGAACTTCTTTAATTAAAATGCTGCCATTTTCTATAACGGAAATATCCAGTTTTGTGCCTTCTTTCCATCCATAAAATTCTAAAATTTCTGGAGGTATCGTTAAAATGCCATCTCCGCTTCCGTCATCAGCATCCTCTATTTTTGAATAGAAAATTTGTTCTGTCATTGGTACATTTCTTTCATTTTTAAGTATTCGGACTGATCACTTTCAAATTGTGACATGACTGCCCATTGTCTCATAACGATATCTAGGCGTTTCCAATCAGGAATCTCACCATCGTCAGATTTGGCATTCAACCAAAGATTGTATTTTTCTACTTTTGTGTTAGTTTGTTGATTATTCATGTGTTTGACCTTCTGTTTTATCGAAAAAATGAAAAGAAATTGAATTTGCCAACTCACTGGCAAGTTCGGGGTTAAATTTTACTAGGAAATGAGCAACATCATCAACTGGAACATGACGTAAATTGAACATAATTTCATCAATACCACGTAGAATTTGCGTTTCTTCGTGCGGAGCGTACATTCTTAAATATTCCTTTCAAAGAATTTCATTTTTTCTGCCAAAACCGGCAGGATTCATACCAGGAGAAACATAAACATAATTACTTTTATGTAAAGGCGCTACACAAGCGTTAATTTCATCAATTTTCGCTCTTTCTTCCTTTGACATTTTGTGATAATCTTTCATAATTCCAACTTTCGTTAGTGTTCCTGTATATCCTGTATCCAAAGACGGATAATGAGGCGTTTCACGGCGTACAAACGTACTAGGTGAAGGAATTACTTTAGAATTTGTTTTAGGTTTGGTTTTTGAAAAGTTGGTAGACATGTTCATAATAGAAGCCAACCACTCATCATGCTGTTTTTTAACAGCTTTTGGAACTTTACGTTTTTTGGATTTTTGAATGTGCCCATAAACAATCATATTTTGATTCTCCAGTCAAGAGATATCATTATGACACACATTTCGGGCTTTGTCAAGCAGATTTTGGCATTTGTTGCTAAAAAACAACAAATTTGTACCATATCGGCCTATTGACCAGTTGAAAAAAACGCACCACCGTTGATCCTGGTGCGTCATTTTTTTAGAAAATTAAATTAAAAATGAAAAGGACATTTTTTTTCTTCTTGTTCTCTATATTTTCTTAATGTCAAATAATTATTGATAAACTTAACTGGTTTTGTTAACTTACTAGTGCGATCATATTCTTGCTTAGACACTAGATGTCTTTTAAATGTTATTTTTTTTTCTGTTTGTGGTGTGATCATGACTAATGGTTGTAAAAAATCTATTTTTATGGTTTTTAAAGTTTTTCTAAAACAAATATTAATATTCATTTTTCTTTGATATTTGAAATCGACTACGCCATCAAGTAATATAAAATCTAAAGGATTTTCGAAATTATACATAGGTTTTTGCCACGAAAACTTAATATCGTTTTTACACTTAGCTACCCAACGAGGTAGCAATTTTGCATGGTGAAAATTTTTTAAAAAATCGCCCCTCTGTATTTGATTATGATAATCGTCGATGCGTTCACCACTTGGAGTATGCACTTTATAATCTTTTTCTGTAACGTTAAACCACATATCGGTTGGAGACGGAAAAATTAAAGAGTTTGCATATAGATCAATAAATCCCCTACAAGTTTTCATTGTTGCACATGGCGTTTCAAATGTGTCTAGTTGTTTTGGTAATTTTTTCCACCAATCTGGATAAAACTTATTCGCTCGATCTATGTAAGCAGTATTATATAATTGTTCTTCATCCGTAAAAAAATCTACATGTATTGTTCCACGTTTCATGATGATATCAAACATAATTTAATCTTTCTTAATGACTTCTTTTTTTGGATTTAGTGTCATATGAAGATCCATACATGAATTCTTCTTCTTCATACATTTTTAATAGTTTTTTAACTTCACCGTGATCGCCTTTGCGTTTACGGTTATTCAACGCATTCCTACTAAATTCGTAATCATCGTTGTAATCTTTTTGTTTACGGAATTTACCGACAAACTTCGTCACTTTCTTTTCTCCTACTTCATGGTTTCGAAATTGATGCCACGTATTTTTGTTTCGGGCATGTTGAACATATCGTCTTGCGATATATAAGTTATATCAGCATTCGGATAACAGAATATTGCTAATTTGAGTAACTGACAGACCGTTCCATCAGAATCATTGAATTGAAATACTTCATCGACACATTTTAAATTACTGACTATTTGACTGCGTTCAAAATAGTTTTGAGTGAATCCGCCACGGGCATAAGTCATCCACCAATTTGAGTGTATGCCCACAATTAACCAATTGCCTTTCTCACGGCATCTTTGCAGATAACGTAATTCATCATATGTTAAAGGATCAAATTCACCACTTGTTACTATTAATTTATCTTTATTATCCATTAAGGTAAAAGATTGGGAAAGGCCTCTTTGACAAATTTATAATCCAGACCTTTAACACTTTGGTCTTTTTTGAAGATACCAATAATCACTTCAGCTTCTCTAGGTTCAATTGATTCCAATAGCTGAATTAATAACTCATTTTGTTTCTTGGGAGATAAAGATTCTGCAACTTCGTTTCCACTTTGAAACAAATATAGTTTCCTAATTTCTGTGGATAGTTGGCAACGTGATAACCCAGGAGCTACGTCCATAGGAATCTTATAGTTTTCCGGCATTTCATTTATTTTCCATTTGTAATCTGGATGAAATGTGTATTGTAGTACTTCAACTAAAGTTTTTGACAGGTTCTTTTCAATTACCGTCAATCTTTCTTTTTTATTTTTTGCTTCTTCAAATTCATCAAACACTTCATAGATATTTTTCATTAGAATTCCTCAATCACTTCCATTAGGTTTTTTAGTTTGTTTTCGATAAAGTAATTTAACATCCGTTGTTTAGATGCAGGTTTAACTTCATTATAGTTATTTATAATTTTCTGTTTAATTTCAGATGGAATCATCCTTAGATCAATTAAGGTTTCGTTTCGTGAGAATCCTGTGATTGCTGATTCGTCACCCCATTTGTCGGTTGACTCATTTAGGTATTTTTCAATTATTTTTTGTGTGATTGGTTTTTGTCTAAGCTCACGCACAAAACAATCTGACGGCGAAAAAATGTTTGGTATGCCATCACCTTTATCACCACGAATAATCTTCTCTTTTAATTCTAAAAGAGGCTCGATAGACTTGATGTACTTCTTCTGTGATGGATTGTATTGTTTAACATTTTCACCATACATCTGTAGTTGTAGG